TCCGGTTACGTTAAATTCCCGGTTTCGCGGTTTCGGTTTCCACAGGTTTCCCACAGGTTTTCCACAGGTACCCTCAAAAAACTACTAGTACCGCGTCTGACAGCATCACATAAGCCCATTTAATACACGCATGGTGGTATAACTGGAAATCATGGGACTACGAGGACCGATACCGAAAAACCCGCCGCCGAAGCCCGGCCCGATCATCCAGGAATCCATCGCCCCGCCGGCCAGTTTGTGCACCGAAGAGGTCGCCATCTTCCAGCAACTTGTCCAGGACAATCGCGCCGCTGGCGTTCCCATGCGCCAGGCCGACGCCGCGCTGTACGCCGACCTCGCCTCAGCGACGTATCGCCGCGAGTCAGCAGCAGACGACCGCGTGTGGCTTGCACTAACCCGGCAAATGGAAGAATTGCGCGGCCAACTGTGCATCGGGCCCAGAAGCCGTGGCCGCGCCGGAATCCGCGACGTTGAAAAGCCGGTCGCCAAGACGGCCTTGGCAAAGGTTCTGGAACTTGCCAAAACAAAGCGCCAATAACGGCAACTGGCTCGACCTGAGCGCGGTGCAAATGGCCGAGACGCTCATTGGCGGATTGACGCTGACCAAGGCCACCCGCTCCGGCGGTCCAGAGCCGTTTGAGTTGTTGCCGCACTCGCGGAAGTTGATCGCCAACCTGCTGGGCTGGAAACGGCCCGACGGCCGCCGTCTGTATCGCAAGGCCTTTGCGAGCATGGGGCGCAAGCAGGCCAAGACCCAAACCGTCGCCGCGTTGGTCGTCGCCGAGTTTTTCCTGTCGCAGGAGAAAAAGCAGGAAATTTACATGGCCGCGAAGGACCGCGACCAGGCGAGCATCTGTTTTGACGCGGTGGCCGACATGATCCGCGCCAGCGAGGACCTGCTCCCGCTGGTGACGATCACCGAGTCTCGCAAGCTGATCCGGCACAACGAGTCCGGTTCAATCATCCGCGCCCTGTCGAGCGACGGCGCTGGCAAACACGGCTACAACCCATCGTTGGTGGTGTTCGACGAACTCCACGCATGGGGCATCGCCGAGCAGGAGCTTTACGACGCGCTCACTACCGGAAGCAAAAGCCGTCGCAACCCGTTATGGGTGACGATTACGACGGCGGGGAGCAACCAGGAATCGATCTGCTACCGAGAGTATCAGTACGCCAAGCGCGTGGCGTCTGGCGAAATCCAGGACGAAAGCTACTTTCCGTTGATCTACGAAGTGCCTATCGACGCCGACTGGACCGACCAGAGCCTGTGGCCGCTGGCGCTGCCGACGCTGGGCGTGCTCCACGATATCCGCGACTACGAAGAAGAGTTTCGGCAGGCGCTGGCCCGGCCCGAGAAGCAGAACACGTTCCGGCGGCTGTACCTGAACCAGTGGACCAGCGCCACGACGACATGGATACCGCTCCGCGACTGGGACCAGTGCATGGACGAGTTTCCAGACCTGGCCGGCGTGCCGTGCTGGGGCGGCCTGGACCTTGCCGCTGTGCGCGACCTCACGGCGTTTGCCTTGTGCTGGCCATACGAAGGCAAAGTTTACTACCGGGCCTGGGCCTACTTGCCGTCGAAAATGCTGGCCGAGAAAACGGCAACCGACGGCGTGCCGTATGTCCAGTGGGCGCAGGGCGGCCACATCGAGACCATGCCAGGCAACACTGTTGACTGGCGCTACGTGGTGGCACACATCGAAAAGCTGGCCGAGCAGTACAACATCCAGGCCATTGCCTACGACCGTTATGGGGCGCGCGACACGGCGCAGCAACTGCAGGACGCGGGTATAAGCGTTGTCGAGTTCGGGCAGGGTTATGTGTCGATGTCGCCAGCCGCCAAGCGCTTCGAGCAGTTAGTCCACGAGCGACAGCTAGTCCACGACGGCTCGCCGGTGCTGCGCTGGAACATTGAGTGTTGCGAGATCGCCAGCGACCCTGCGGGCAACATCAAGCCGGTCCACCCTGACCGCCACCGCGAAACGACCCGCAATGACCTAGTCATCGCGTGCGTTATGGCGACTGGAATCAGCACTAGCGCCAAGCCGAAGGAGCGTTCGGTCTACGAGGACATGGTGCCGGTTACGTTGGGCTGGTAGCACGCTAGCAAAAATTCGTGATACCGTGGTAGCACGATGCAGTAGGGATTGTGATACCGGATGAACCTTTTCGGCAAGCTCATGGTCAAGCTCGGCGCGACGCCGCCACCAGATAACGACTTCTGGTATCGGCCCGTGTCTGGAAGCAAGTACTACGTGTCGAGCGAGTCGGCCATGCGTATCACTGCTGTGTGGGCCTGCGTGCGCGTAATCGCGGAGACCATCGGCAGTCTGCCGCTTGGGATCTACCGGCGTGGCCGAGATGGGCGCGAACTGGACCGCAACCATCCGCTCTATTATCTGCTGCATGACTCGCCCAACCCGGACATGACCGCGTTCGAGTTTTGGGAACTCGCCGCGAAGTGCCTGTGTTTGTCGGGCAACTTTTACGCGAAGATCCAGACGAATCAGCGCGGCGACGTGACCCAGCTGACGCCGCTATCGCCGTCGTCCATGCGCGTGTTCCGCGACCCGGAAACCGGCGTGATGGTTTACCAGTATGGCCAGAGCATGTTCACGGCCTCGGACATCCTGCACATTCCCGGCCTGGGCTACGACGGCGAAGACAGCCTGACCGGCTACTCGCCCGTGGGCTACATGGCGCAGGCCTTGGGCATGACACAAGACGCGGAAGGCTACGGCGCAAACTTCTTCCGGAACAACGCCACGCCGCCCGCCTACATGACGGTGCCGCAAGCACTGAGCAACGAGGCGCGGAAGAATCTGCAGACCTGGCTGATGGAAAGCTACGGAGGCGTTCGCAACGCTGGCAAGATCGGCGTGCTTGAGCAGGGCGCGGAAATTAAGACGGTGGCTATTAATCACCGGGACATGCAGTTTCTGGAGCTGCGGCAGTACCAGAAGGCCGACATCTGCTCGATCTTCCGCGTGCCGCCGCACATGATCCAGGACCTGACGCGCTCGACGAATAACAACATCGAGCATCAGGGCATCGACTTTGCCACGCACACTATTCGGCCTTGGCTGACGCGCATCGAGAAGCGCATCAACCTGCAACTGTTCGGCCCGCGCGAGGCCACGAATTACTACGCCGAATTCAACATGGACGCGCTTTTGCGGGGCGACGCGGCCAGCCGGGCGAACTACTACAGCGCCATGCGAAACATCGGCGCATTGAATGCGAACGAGATCCGCTCGAAGGAAAACATGAACCCATACGACGGCGGCGAGCTGTACTTGGTCCAGGGGGCCATGGTGCCGGTCGCGCAGGCGGGCGCGTTTCAGGGAGGTCAGCAATGAATGTAGACCAAGCACAGCAGCTACTACTGCAGACGCCGCAATCGCTTTTGTCGTCGCTGCGGCCTGCCGAGTTGCTCCAAATGCCGGAGGAGGGCGACAAGGTCGAGCTACCCGGCAAGCGCAAGCGTGACGTGCTGTTTTACTCGGGCGCGAAGGTCGAGCGCGTCGATATGTGGTCGGGCGATATGTACGACCTGTCGTTTTCCATGGACGGCGGCGACGTTACGCAATTGGCCGGAAAGCCGGTGCTAAACGGCCACCAGCAGGAAGAGGTCGAGTATGTCCTCGGCGTGGTGGAGAATCCGCGGCGTACCCGTCGCGGCTACGAGGCGACGCTGCGGTTCAGCGACCGCGAAGACGTCGCACCGGTCTGGCAGGACATCGAAGACGGCATTCTTACTAGCGTTTCCATGGGCGTTCAGATCGTGGAGATGACGCAAGCGCCGGATTCGACGGTCAAGCGGCCACATTTGCTGGCAAGCAAGTGGAAGCCGTTCGAAATCTCCATCGTCCCCATCGGGGCCGACCCTGGAGCCAAGTTTTTGTCGGCCAGCCTTTCGGCGGCCAAACGAATTTCTACCGCGCCCAGCGCGGCTGAAAACCACGCCCGGCACGAGTTGGCGCTGCGAGAGCGGCGCTGGCGGGTGTTGAGCAAATAAGGAGCACACATGACGAAACGAGAACTACTCTCCTCCGTCTCCGCGCTGGAAAACGACTACAGCGCATTACTGGCGGCCTCTGCGGTCGCCGCCGACCCGGTCGCGCATCTCGCCACCGTGGACGCCAAGGAAACCGAGCTGAAGTCCGTCCGCGAGCAGTTGGCGGCGGTTGAGGCGCTTGAAGCGCGCGCCAAGAGCAACGTGACTCGTGAACCTGCTCGCGTTACCAGCGACAACGAAGCGAAGCGGCCCTGGGCCAGCTTCGGCGAGAACCTGCAGGCCATCGCTTTTGCTCAGTCCCCTGCTGGCTCGTTCCAGGGCCTTGGCGGGAAAGTGGATAAGCGACTGTTTGAGACGCTGACCGCTACCGGATCTTCGGCCAGCATTCCCGCCGACGGCGGCTTTGCCATCGCGACGGCGTTTTCGGACCTGCTGCTGCGGCGTGCCCGCGAAACGGCGCGGATCTTCCCGCTGGTGAACGAGATCCCGATGGACGAAGGGTCTGACTCCATCGACTTGCCGTATATCGACGAGACCAGCCGCGCCAACGGTTCGCGTTGGGGCGGCGTCCAGGCCTACTGGACCGGCGAAGCTGACGCGCCGACGGCTACCAAGCCCAGATTTTCGCGCCACGAATTGCGGCTGGAATCGCTGAAGTGTCTGACTTATGCCACGGAACGCCTGCTCCGCAATGCAACGGCCATGGGTGCTGTGCTGGAAAATGCCTTCGCCTCCGAGATTGCCTTCAAGTTGGATGACGCCATTTGGCGCGGCAACGGTGCTGGTATGCCACTCGGTTTCAGCGTGCAGAATTACGGCGCGCAGTTGCTTGTGCAGGTTGCCAAGAAGTCCGGCCAGACCGCCGACACCTTCGTGATTGAAAACGCTACAGCCATGCTTTCTCGCCTTCTGCGCGACCCGGGCGACCGCATCGCTTGGTTCTGCAACCCGGACACGATCGGCCAATTCCCGCTGCTGACCGTTGGCCAGCAGCCGGTGTTCCTGCCGAACAACAGCGCAGTCGGGAGTATGCAGTACGGCACCTTCTTTGGTTTCCCGGTGATTGTTGTCGAGCAGGCCGAAACGCTGGGCGACGCTGGCGACATTGTGCTCGCGAACATGAGCAAGTACGTCATGATCACCCAGGGCGGCCTCCGCGCTGCGCAATCCATGCACGTGCGGTTCATCTTCGACGAGATGACCTTCAAATGGTCGTTCGACGCCAACGGCCAGAGCAGCGTCAAACAGCCGATCACCCCGTTCAAAGGCCCCAACACCCTGTCGCCCTTTGTGACGACTGCGGCCCGCGCCTAAACATAAAACCGGAGCGGGCGGCGCAAGTCGCCCGCACTAAGGAGACCCAACATGCCTCGTTACGAATTACTCAACAATTTGCACTTTGTCAAGGGGCTCGATCCCGTGGCCGACGCCTTCGCGGGCACAGTTACTTCGGACGTCGTGAGTCTGGAAAATCATGAAAGTGCCATCTTTCTTGTTTACAAGGGAGTTGGCACAACTGGCACTTCGACTATCACTGTTGAGGCCTGTGACGACTTCGTCCCGACCAACACCAGCGCTGTGGGATTTCTCAGCAAGTCCATCACGTCGACCGACGTTCAGGGCGCGATGACGACACGCGCGGCGGCCGGTTTTACCACGACCGCTGGTAGCAGCCAGATTTACGCCATTCAGGTCAACGTCGAGGAGCTGGTCGCCAGCGGCTACCATTGCGTCCGGCTCAAATGCGTCGAGGTTGTCGATTCGCCTGTTTTGGGCGGCATCGCTATCGCTTTGGCTGGCCCGCGCTTCGGCGGATCTGCTACCGCAACCGAGATTGCCTAACACATGGATTTACGTCTCCAGCTAGTGACCGGCCCGACCGGCTATCCGCTCGAAGCGGCTGACCTCGAAGCGCACTCCCGCGCCATGGGCCAGCCGCTAGAGCAGCTGGAGCCGTATCTCTTTGCGGCAACCGACCACATCGAAACGATTACCAACCGCCGCTGCTTAACGCAGACCTGGAAGCTTTTCCTGGACTGCTTTCCAGGCAGCGGCATTATCCACCTGCCGTACTCGCCGCTGGTGTCGGTGGCGCACGTCAAATACACGGACTCGACCGGCACACAGCGGACGTTTGCGGCAACCGAGTACGGCGTGTCTACGGCGCGGACGCCGGGGGCCATCGTCCTGGAATACCAGAAGGATTGGCCAACGGACACGCTTCGCAACACGGACCCAATCGAAGTGCAGTTTACGTGTGGGTACGGGTTGCCGACACAGGTACCGCACCAGCTACGCCAGGCCATTCGCATGTTGGCCGCGCATTTTTATGAGCATCGGGAAGCCGTCATCATCGGTACGACCTCCGCGATTGACGAGAAAGAACTGCCGTTCGCAGTCTCGGCGTTGATTGCGCCGTTCCGGGTGTGGTTATGAGGGCAGGCGCTTTGAAACACCTAATCATCATCCAAGAGCCGACCATCGCAGTGGACTCCAACGGCGACCGCACCGACACATGGACCGAGTACGCGACGACCTGGGCCAGTATCGAGACCGGCAACGGGCGCGAGTTTTTCGCGGCGCGGCAGGTCATGGCCGACCTTACGCACACGATCCGGCTACGGTACGTTGAGGACCTGAAGCCTGAGATGCGCGTGAAGTACGCTGACCAGAAGACCGGGAAGACCCGCTACTTTAACATCCGCACGATCCTGAACCCTGATGAGCGCAACGAGATGCTTGTTATGCAGGCGCTGGAGGTGCTGATCTAATGGCACGCGCGCGGAATATCAGAGTCGAGGGGCTGGACGAACTGACGCAGCACTTCAAGAAGCTCATGGCCACGGCCGAAGGCCCGGCGCTGCAGGACGCCATTCTGCAGGGCGCGAGAATGCTTGAAGATGAAGTCGAGCGCCGAGCGCCGGTTGCGCCGCACCCAACGCATCGCTTCCGCGGCATTTACAATCCGGGCGATTTGAAAGAGTCAGTTCAGGCGGCCAAAGGTCGCCAGCATAAAAACTTCCTACAGGCCTACACTTTCACCATGAAACATTTGGCGCCGCACGCCTACATGGTCGAGTTTGGCACCAAGGCGCACACCATCAAGGGCAAGAAGATGCGGATTCGCGGCGCGGCGTTTAGCTGGCTGGCGCGGCTCGGTGACCAGGTCCGCACAAGGATTCAGCATCCCGGCGCACGGCCGAGCAGGTTCTTCCGCGACTCCATCAAGGCCAAGCGTCTGCAGATAAAGCGACTTATCGAAGCCCGCGCCAAGGCCGCGTTTGAAGCGATCGCGAGGGCCGCATGAGGCTGTATCAGGCGCTATACAAGTACTTGCAGACGCAAGCACCAGTAACGGCGCTGGTGGGCACGCGGGTGTACGACGCGCACGCCGACCAAGGCCGAGCCACTAAGTACCCGTGCATCGTAGTCGAAATGATCGACGACCAGCAGTTTCATTCCATCGGGGCCGTGCCAACGGCAACGCGCCGGCCAGTCAACTTTTACTGCATGGCGCAGGGCAACGGCAAGGCGAGCGACGACCTCGCCGACATCGTCTACACCGCCATCATGGGGCAGGCGGCGGCCATCACCACGGCCAGCGGCCTAACGGTTCGCAGCACGCACTTGAACGGGCGCAGAAACGAGTACGAGGACGCGCTCGAAACCGACAAAAAACTTTACGCAACGGTCGTGGAGTTCGACATCATCCACGACGTTTAAGGAGCACATATGGCAATTCTCGCTGGCAACGCAGGCAGTTTTCGACTCACCACCAACACAGTGCTGGAGATCGACACATGGACGCTGGACGTGTCTACCGGCCTCGAAGAGACGCAGTCGTTCGGCGACACCTGGAAGGAGCGCACGGCCACCATCCGCGAGTTTAGCGGCACGGCAAGCGGCCGCTTCGACAACGCCGACACCAACGGCCACGTGGCGCTGAGTACGGCGTTCCTGGGCGGCACGACGGTCTCGGCGCGGTTTTACATCAACGGCACGAATTACTATTCTGGCACCGCCTTTGTGCAGGCGTCGTTCAATGCCAGTGAGAACGGGCTGGTGACCGCCAGCTACACCTTTACCGGCAGCGGCGCGCTCAGCTACACCTAGGAGGCCTTATGGCAGTTCTCGCAGGCCGCAACGCAGACATCTACCTCGCTACCGGATCGGGCACCAGCATGACCGGGCAGGCGACGACCGCGCTAGGCGGTGGCGTCTACCAGATCACGTTGGCCGCCCGCCGGGCGATCAATCCAAACGCATCGCTGACCGTTCTTGACGGCGTTACGACGGTTTCTCCGGCGTTGTATCAGGTCGCGTGGGGCAACGGCAAGATCGTGTTTCCGAACTACACGCCCGCTGGCGCGATCACGGTAACCGGCTCGTTCCTGACGTTGTCAAAAGCCGCACAGGGCACCGACTGGACACTCGATATCACCCCTACTCTTGAAGAGGTCCAGGTATTCGGCGACGCTTGGAAGACACGGGCCGTGGTGCAGCGCGAGGGTACTTGTACCTTCGGGCGGTTTTACGACGACGCATACTTTGTGACCAACGCCAACAGCTACTACGTGATCGACCTGTACGCTGACTTCTCCAACACGGTGCGTTGGCGGTTCGGTGCTTCGCAATCGTCCGTTGGCATTAGCGTCGGCGAGAACGAGATCATCCGTGAGAACGTATCTTTCTCGACGAGTGGAATCGTAGACTATTAGGTATGAAGACTCTTGCCGACCGCATTTTGGCGGTGCAACTCAAAACGGAAGTGATCGACGTGCCCGAATGGGACGCGAAGATCGGAATCACCGAGATGGACGCCGGCCAACGCATCCGTTTCGGAGAAGATGCGAAGCGCACACCGGCGCTGGCCATGGTGCGGCTGTTGATCGCATCGGCGTTCGACCCAGAGACGGGCAAGCCTGTATTCGAGCAGGCTCACCAGGACGCGCTGCTAAAGATGTCGGGCAGCGTTATCGATCGCGTCGTAACGGAAATCTGCCGCATATCCGGCCTGACCGAGAACGCGGCGGCTGAAGCCACAAAAAACTAACCGGCGAGCGCAAGTTTGCGTTTGCGCTCGCCGAGCACCTACACATGACAGTTGGGCAGTTGCTGGCGACGATGCCATCAAGCGAGTTCAGCGAATGGGGAGCGTATCTGGAAATGAAGCACCAGGAGCAGGAAAAGGCATCGAAGGAAGCGGCGGCTAAGGCGCGAGGTCGCCGCTAATGCCTGTTCTCAGCAACCTGATTGTCCGCATCGGGGCCAGCACCGACGATTTTGACAAAAAGGTCAACACCAGCCTGAATAAAATCAAGCGCTTCGGTGCGGACGTGGCGCAGGCCGGGCAGGCGTTGTCGATTGGGATAACTGCGCCTCTCGCCGGGGTGGCGGCTGGGGCTTTGGCTGCTGCTGCCAAGATGGAATCACTGGGGAATGGCTTGGCCGCTACCATGAAGTCCACAAAGGCGGCCGCCGAGGAAATGGAGCGGCTGAAAGAGGTGGCAAAGCTACCCGGCCTGAATCTGGAAGACGCCGTTAAGGGCTCAATTAGGCTGCAGGTACTTGGCAACAGCGCCAACGAATCGCGTCGAATCATGATGGAGCTGGGGAATGCCTTGGCCGTGGTGGGGGGCGGCAAGGAAGATTTTAGCGAGGTCATCAAGCAGCTTTCGCAGCTAGGCGCGGCGGGAAAGGTGACGAAAGAAAACCTAGACCCGATCATCGAGCGTATTCCTCAGATTGCCGCGATCATCAAGGAAAAGTTCGGACCGGCGGCGATTGGTGATCCAGCCAAAGTCTTCGAGAAAATGGGGATTAGCTCTCAGCAGTTTATCCGCATTATCACGAGCGAGCTGGGCAAGAGCGAGAGGGCTACCGCAGGGGCCAAGACGGCGTTTGAGAATTTGCAGGAAGCAACGGCCCAGGCAACGGCGGAGTTTGGCAAGGCGTTGCTGCCAATTGGCAAGATGGTGCTGGCAGACTTTATTAATCCGGCAGTTGAAAGCGCGAAGAACTTGGCAATTGGTTTTAACGGCCTGTCGGACAGCACGAAGAAGGCTACGGTTGAGGTGGTTGCGTTTGGCGCTGCCATTCCTGCCGCAATATTTGTTCTGGGGAGCGTTATAGAAAAACTTGGCGCGCTGATGGCCGGGTTGTTTAAGCTGCGCGTCCTAATCGTCGCGGCGATTGGCGCGATAGGGGCTTTTGGCTCTGCGCTTGGCGCGCAAGTACTGGCCATGGCTGGCGTGGCGGCCGGTACAACGCAGGCAGCGATTGCGCTCGGCGTGTTTTCGGCTGCTGCGGCTGCTGCCGTCGTCGGCATTGGTGTTTTGATTGCTGCCCATTATGATCTATATGCCGCTGAACAAAATCTCAATCAAAGCAATCTGATCTATAGCAATTCCACGGAAAACCTTGTTAAGCATCTTCGCGGAAAGTCAAAGGCAGTCGGCGAGCTAGAGGCCAAGTACCGCAGTGGCAAGATTGGGCTGGATGAGTTCAACAAAGGCCTGATTTTGATCCAGCGCGAATTGCAAAAAAACGCCAAGCCGATGGCGAATGCGAAAACCGACGCCGAAAAACTGGTAGATCAATATTTGGCTGGGGCCAAAGCGGCCATGGAGCTTGCCGACAAAAAGACAAAGCTCAAGCCGGTTGTGGATCAACTCGCAAACAGCTTTGAGCGGCTGGGCGTAGTGAATACGACGGACGTGATTGGGTCGTTTGTGCTCGCCCGGACGGCGGTGGAGCGTATCCAGGTCGCCTACGAGCAGGGCAAGGTGTCATCCGTCGACCTGCAACGCGCCACCGAAGCGCTAGGCCAGGAGTATCTAAAGCTCATCGACGGTCTCGGCGCGATCCGCCCGAAGACGCTAGAGGTCGCCGATTCGTTTGACTTTGCGCGTGAGCGGGCCATGATGGCCATTGGCGACATTCAGCTGGCGGCGGCATCGGCGCGGAACCTAGACTTGGGGCAGCTAATCATGACCGGCGAGCCGCGCCGGGACGACGGTGCTCTGGCCGGCGCGGAGCAGGCCCGCTCCGCCAAGCGCAACGCCGAGATGATAAAGATTTTGTCCCGCGACGCAGCAGGCGACTGGAAGAAGACGCAGCAGGCCATCTCCCGGCAGGTCTCCACCATCGTTACCGACCTGTCGCGCGGCCTGGCCGACATCATCGTAAGCGGCGGCAAGGTGGGGCAAAAGTTCGAGGAGTTGGGCAAACAGATTGCGAAGAGCCTGATCCGTACTGTGATTGAGAACGGCATCAACAAGGTCATCGCTGCTCTTGGCGGGCTAATGGCCAACCTGGGCGGCGTTGGCGGCGCACTCGGCGGCTTGCTGGGCGGCACGGGGGCGCGCACGGCGACCTCGGCGATACCCGGCGTGCTCGGCGGCGGGGCGAACGCGGCCATACCCGCGATTACAGCAGCGGCACCAGCAAGTAGTGGCCTGGGATCTGCAGTAGCGGCGGCCAACCCCGTTACGGCGGTCGTGAATGCGGTGGCTGGCGTGGCAACGGCGGTGTCGTCGATCATCAGCAACTTTCAGTTTGCCGCGATGAACAAGACCTTGGATCTAATCGAGAAGGAAGTCCGCTACTCGCAGATCCACCTCTTGCACCTGCTCGAAAAGAATAACGAGTACCTGCCGAAGTTGAAAGATATTTGGGAGTCGCTGATCCGCATGGAGACGCGCCAGATGGCCGTTGGCGGCGGCGGCGGGGCTGTAACCATCAACATCAGCACGACCGGCGACACGCGCCAGCTGCTCGACGCCTTGACCCGTGAGCTTAAACTGCTCGGAGTGATTCCTCAGTGAGCATTGACGTCTACATCGGCGGATCCATCCGCGAGATTGTTCCCTACACGCTGTCGCTGTCGGCGACGCTGGGCAACCGGGCTACGTTTGGCTGTCGAGTCGTGTCGACCAGCGGCGCGTATCGGCCGCAGCAGGGTCAGCTTGTCGAGATCTGGACCGGCGGCAACAAGCTTTGGGCGGGCAGCATCGACGAAGTATCAGAGGTGTCGATCACCGAAGCAGGCGCGGCGGCAGGCGCCTTCTACGAGATATCGGGCATCACCTGGGAGCAGCGGCTCGACCGGCGGCGGTGCTTCAATCCATCGACGGCATTGCCCGCGCACTACGACGGCAGCTACGTCTACACTGCCGACGCCAGCACGAATACGCTCACCACGGCGTCCGCGCATGGCAGGGTGAATGGTGACAAGGTTCGAGTCAAGGCGCACGCACAGGGGGCCATCTGCGGCGGATTGAGCGGCACTATCGAGTACTTCGTGGTCAACGCGGGGACGACGACGCTGCAGCTGTCTCTGACCTCTGGCGGCGGCGCGGTGGACATCACCGACACCGGGACGCTGGATCAAGTACTCGTGACCGGACGCGCTGGGCTGATCGTAAAAGACCTGATCACGAACTTTACGTCGAACGAAGGCATCGGCACCACCAACGTCGATGACGGTGTCGTAGTGGACGTGGTCACGTTCGACGCATCGACCACGGTATCTGAGGCCATCGGGCAGCTGGCGGCGTTGTGTAACTTTGTCTGGTGGATCGACGAAGACCGCGAGCTGTACTTCAAGCCGCGGACGTTTGCGACCGCGCCATTCAGCATTTCCACCAGCAGCGCGAACTATCGCAGTTTGCAGGCTCGGCGCACGAGAGAGGACAAGACCAACGCCACGCTGTCGCGCGTTCCGGCCGAGCAGGTGGCGGCGCTGGTGGAGCCGTTTACCGGCGACGGCACGGCGCGGGCCTTTACGCTCTCGCGGCGCCTGGGCCAGATCGTCTCGATCCGGCTGAACGACCAAGACGTAGACTTCGGGCAGTATCTCAGCGACACCGACAAAGCATGGTATTGGCAGTTCGGCGCGACCGCGATTCGGCAAGACGCTGGCGGCGACGTGCTGACGACAGCCGACACGCTGACGGTATCGTATCGGGCGCTCGGCGCTGACACGATCACGGCGGAAGATGCGAGCGACATCAGCGGCACCATCACGCAGGAGGGCGGCGGCAGCGGACGCTACGAGGCGTTTTTGGAGCGCGATCTGGGGCAGGTGCAGGCGTTGGTCGAGGCCCAGCAGGTCATCGCGGCCAAGAAAGACCCGGTAACCGAAATCAGCTACGAGACGGACGAGCAGGTAGAGGCGCTGTGCGTGACCCTTCGGCCTGGCCAGATCCAGACGATTGCCAACACGCCGCGCGGCGTTTCGTCGTCGTCGTATCTCATCCACGACGTGCAGGTCACCGACGTGGCCGGGCTTTATCTCCGCTTCCGCGTCCGCGCCATCACCGGCACGAGCATCGTTGGCGTGCAGGAGTACTGGCGGGCGTTGGCCGGCATGGGCGGGGCCATCGCGACTATCAGCGGCACCAGCGGCGGCACCAACAGCACGAGCACGCCGACGGCACCCGACAACGTCACGGGCCTCACGGCGACCAGCGAGTTTGCCGACGAGACAACGCTTCGGGTGAAGCTGTTTTTCACCGCACCATCGCCGCTGGGCGACTTTGTCGGCGTCCACGTCTGGGAAGAGCCAGTGGACCAGAGCACCGGCGGCGCCGTGCCACTCAACTCCTCCGCGACCCTGGGCGGCACGCGCAACCTTGGCGGTACCTTTGCACCGATCGACCGCGGCTACCATCTCACCAGTCCCGCAACGATCTACATTCCGCGCCCGACGCAGGCGGAGACCAAACGGTTCTACTTGGCCAGCTACAGCGAGACGGCCGAAGCCGAGTTGGTCCGCGCAGGCAACACCAACGCGACGCCCAACGTGACCATCGCTGTCGGCGACACGGTGTACCAGTCCGGAGAAGAGTACGCGCGGCTGGTGACCGGCGTAAGCGTGACCGTGCAGTACGACGACTCACAGGTCGCGTCCCCGAAGTACAGGCTAGTGTTCGGCTGGACCGCGCCAGCGTCGCCTCCGGCGGCCTGGCAACGCGAGTTCGGCGGCGTGCAGATCGTCTACGAGTACGAGGATGGCAACCGGGCGCAAGGCCCAGCGCTGGCGGTGAACGAGACTACGGCGCGAAGCGACTGGTACGACCTTTACGTTGGGTCGTCGATGATCCGCTGTTGGTTTGTGTCTATGGACGCGAGCGAAAAGCCGCGCATCAACACCATCGTCTCTGGACTAACGCCAAATGCCGACGCGACTGTTACTTGGCCGCTGGCTAGCCGGCCAGTGCTGACGCCCTACGCCGACAACGTGACCGGTTTTGCTGCCACCAACGCCCGCTACGTGACGAACGGGCAAGGGCAGAAGTCCCTGCTGATCGACCTCGCTTGGGCGCAACCAAGCGGCGCGGCGGCGCTGGCAAGATGGGGCGGCGTGGTGATCTGGCTGCACCTGCCGGGCAACGAGAAAATCCAGGTCACCGGAGCGGAGACAGGCACCGGCCTGACGGCAGAGTTCTCGGCATTTCCGCAAGCGGCGGCGACTTGGCTGTTCTACGCCGTTTCGATCGACAACAACGCCAACGCCAACACGGACGGGCGCAACCCGGCAGTGGGCACGCCGTCGGCTACCA